TTCTTGTGGAACTAGTGTGGGTAAGCAAAGAGCATCGCAATTAGCCAAGGGCGAGAATATCTCAGTTGATACCTTGAAACGCATGTATTCATATCTTTCAAGACACAAGGTTGATTTAACTAGTTCAAAAGAATATGGAGATGGTTGTGGAAAGTTAATGTATGATGCATGGGGTGGTGAAGCTGGTCTCAAATGGGCAGAAAGGAAATTGGAACAAATCCAAAAACAAAAAATGACATTTGCATTTGATGAAGATAAGAAGATTATCATCGGAGCTGCAATGGTGCCAAATAGAATGATTCATCGTTATGATGAACAAGGAAATTTATATTATGTGTTCTTCTCTAAGAAATCAATTAAAATGATGGCAGATAAGTTCCTCAAGGAAAAGAGAACAGATGAAACATCGATTGAACACAATGGAATTAAACTTGGCAAAGACAAAGTTTATATTACTGAATCTTGGATATCAGAGGACCCCATACATGACAAATCATTTAAGTTCGGTTTTGAATTACCGGAAGGAACATGGTTTGTAGCAATGAAGGTATATGATGATAAGATTTGGAAAATGATAAAGCAAAAAGCGTTGAATGGTTTTTCTGTGGAAGGCTTATTCGCAGAGAAATCAGTTTTCTCAAAAGAAGACAAACAAATAAACCAAATAAAGCAAATACTAAAATCTGTAAACGATGAATAGTAAAGAAGCACTCAACAAGATTATGAAAATCCTTAATCTAGTTCCTCAGAAGTTTTATGAAGCAAAGACCGAACAAGGTGTGATGATGAAAATGGAAGATGAATTGGAATTGGGAAAACCAATCTATGTTGCAACAGAAGAAGGTATGATTCCTGCTCCTGATGGTACTCACAAATTGGAAGACGGCTCAGAGATTGAAGTTGAAGACGGAAAGGTCATCAAAATCGATATGGGCTCAACAATGGATTCCAAGTTGGAAGAAAAGAAGGACAAAGAATCTATCAAAGACGAAGACATGTCGAAGGTTGAACTTGAATTTGGTGATGTTAAACTTAAAGATGGCAGCATAATGAGAGTCGGAGGCGACGAACCAATGGTTGGCATTAGAGTTAAAAAAGTTTCATATGATGGAACTTTAACAGCATTACAAGATGGTGAATATGAAACTGAAGGCGGAAAGGTTATATCCGTTGTTGGTGGAAGCATTCAAGGAGTTCAATCAATGAAAGACAAAGAAGCTCAAGGTGGAAAATTCACTATTGCTGAATCAGCACAAGGTGCAAAACTTGAATCCCCAACATTTGATGTAGGTGAAAAAGTTGAAGTACTTGGTCAAGATGGCGAAAAATCTCCTGCTCCTGATGGGGAACACCAAGTTGTATTAAAAGATTCTAGTGGTAATGAAAACAAAATTAGAATTATCACCAAAGATGGCGTTATTACCGAGAGGGAAAATGTTGAAGAATCAATGAGCATAGAAGATGTTGCTGAATTATTCTCTCAAGCTCTAAATAAGTTTGAAAAGAAAATTGACCTCATCACTGAAAGACAAACTCAGTTGGAATCTAAATTTCAAAAGTTTTCAATGGAACCAGCAGGTTCTAAAATCTATAACCAAAAAACAATAAAAGAGCATACTCCTGAGGTTGAATCAAAATATGACGCATTCAAGAGAATGAGAGAAGCTCTAAGCAAAAACTAAACAATAATTAAAAATTAAATTAAAATGGAAAAAAGAAATCTTAAAAAGTTGAATTTCAACTATGATTTAGGCGGACTTTCTTCATATGTTGACCAATTGTCTCCAGATATTATCTCTGAAGCTGTGTTGACTCCGATTTCAGTTAAGTATTTGAATGTTATTCCTGGTATCAAGGGTACACAAAATGTTAACTTGCTTTCAGAAACACTTTCAGTTCAAACAGGTACAACATGTGGATTCAGTGATGCAGGTGATGTTACTTTCACAGTAGCTCCAATCACAGTTCAATCTTTAAAAGTAAACCAATCTCTTTGTTTGGAAGAGTTGAATACTTTGTGGCTTGGACAATATTTGAACAGTGGTTCATATAACGAGCAAGCTCCTTTCGAGCAAGCTATCTTGGATTTGCAAACAAAGCAAGTTAAAAGATATAATGAAGACCTTATTTGGCAAGCTACATCTGGTTCTTCTTCTTTCTCAGGTTTCCTTGAAATCTTTGCAAATGCAAACTCTTCAATCGGATTCACAGTTTTAACTGGTCAAACAGCACTTTGTTCTGTAACTGGTTCTAGCTCAGTTGAGAAAGCTTACAACATCTTAGCACAAGTTGATAACATTATCAACGCTCTTGATAGAAACATCTTCCAAAGAGATGATGTGAAAATCTACATGAGTTTATCACAATTCAAGTGTTACTTGACTGCTATTAGAAATGTGAACAACTTCCATTTCACTGAACCAACTTTGGGTCAAGTATATTCTACTTTCCACCCACAAACTAACTTTGAAGTAGTTGGTTGTCCTGGTTTCGGTTCATCTAACAAAATCATCGCTGGTCCTCAGCAGTACATGCTTTATGGAACTGACTTGATGAGTGATGAAGATGGATACAGAGCTTGGTGGTCACAAGATTTCCAAGAGGTTAGAATGATAGTTAACTGGAAAATCGGTGTAACTGCAGCATTCCCTCAGTTCTTTGTAACTAACGGTATAGCTTAATATTATTGATGGGGTGAAATATCCCCATCAATTTAAAACAAATAAACACAACATTTAAATCATATAAAATGGCTTGTAATCTTACAGAAGGACTTTTACTAGGGTGTCGTGATAATGCGGGTGGTGTTCAGAATATGTGGATAACAGATTATTCAAACATCACTACGATTACACAATCAACAGGTGATACAATTACAGCAATCAGTGGAACCGGAACATTCTATGCTTTCGAGTTAATTAGAACAAGTTCACAGTTCACTGAAACTGTTAATGCTTCACTTGAAGCTGGTACTGTATTCTATCAAGACGAATTGGTTACTTACTTTGCGAAGATGGACCAAACTAAAAGAAATATCCTTAAAGTTTTAGCTCAAAATCAAAAACTTGCTATTGTTTTCTCTGATAACAATGGTGAATATTGGTTAATGGGTCAGAACTACGGTTCTTTCATTAGTGCTGGTTCTCAAGTTTCAGGTAAGGCTCTCGGAGATGCTAATGGTCTTAACATGACTTTCCAAGCACTTGAGCAATTCCCAATCAACTCTTTAAGTGGTACTTTGAGCTCAGTTTGCTCAGGTATAACTGTAGAATCAATCTAATATTCTTATTAAAAAACATAAGGGGTGAAATACCCCCTTGTGTTTTTATTTTGTTATGATACTGCTTAAATCAAACCAATTAAATAACATTGTGGTTACGGTGTCTCAAAATACTGAGATATCAAATCCTGAATGGTTATTTTCTTTTACTCACATCTTCACAAAACAATCGGTTAGATTCATTCTACCAAACATTTCATCACATCAATCAAGATATGATGAATTCCAATTTTATGAAGGTCAGGGAGTTGGTCAAATACCTTTTCCATATGAAGGTCAGTATCTCTATGCAGTTTATGCTCAACCATATGGGTCAGGAAACTTAAATCCTGAATTCGCATCAGAAAAAGTTGAATCAGGGGATGCATTATTCATAGTTCAATCTGCATCTACAACAAATGATTATTATACTGAATACATTTCAAATAATGAATTCAATTCCAACTACATTTTTGCTCCTGATGAAATAAATCCTCCAACTCAAACTGCTACTGCAACTCCGACTAACACTCCAACACCAACTCAAACACCTACAAATACTGCAACACCTACTCAAACCTCAACTAATACGCCAACAAATACCGGTACTCCGACAAATACTCCAACCAATACTCAGACAGGTACAAATACACCAACACCAACCAATACTCCTACAAACACTCAAACTCCTACTACTACAACAACTCTAACTTCTACTCCAACAGGAACACCTACACAAACTCCTACAAACACTCAAACTCCTACTACAACAACAACTTTGACTTCTACGCCAACGCAAACTCCAACTAATACTTCGACGCCAACCAATACTCAGACAGGTACTGGTACACCAACACCTACTCAAACATCAACAAAGACCCCAACACCTACACAAACGCCAACAACAACTACAACATTAACTGCAACTCCAACTAACACACCAACTAATACATCTACATCAACTCCTACTCCTTCAATAACACCATCAACTTCCTTTGTTAGTGGTACAACTGAAGCGGAAACTTATTTAGCTGCAGTAATTGCAGGTGGGGGAACAGGATTGAC